CATACGATATCTGCGGTGTTCAACCAATGACTGGTCCAACTGGACTTATCTTTGCAATGAGAGCAAAATACACTTCACAAGCAAATGCTTCTGAAGCTTTATTTGACGAAGCAGACACAGACTTCTCAGCAAGAAATGCTGCTGGAGACTCGACTTCTGGCCAAGACGCTGGTGGTCAATCTGGTACTAACCCTGCAGTGTTAAACGACAGCCCAGCTGGCGCATTCACTAAAGGTACAGCAATGACAACAGGAGTGGCTGAAGCATTAGGTGATGCTGCAGACAACGCTTTTGCTGAAATGGCTTTCTCAATTGAGAAATCTACTGTAACTGCTAAATCAAGAGCTCTTAAAGCAGAATACACTATGGAACTTGCTCAAGACTTAAAAGCAATCCACGGTCTAGATGCTGAGACAGAACTTGCAAACATTCTATCTGCTGAGATCCTTGCGGAAATCAACAGAGAAGTAGTAAGAACTATCTACATCAACGCTGAAAAAGGTGCTTCATCTAACTCAGGATCAATAAATACTACTACTGAAGGTGTGTTTGATTTAGACACAGACTCAAATGGTAGATGGTCAGTTGAGAGATTCAAAGGACTTATGTTCCAAGTTGAAAGAGAAGCGAACACTATAGCACAAAGAACAAGAAGAGGAAAAGGTAACATCTTAATCACTTCAAGTGACGTTGCCTCAGCACTTCAAATGGCTGGTGTGTTAGACTACACTCCTGCTCTTAACAATAACTTAAACGTTGACGATACTGGTAATACTTTTGCTGGTGTATTAAACGGTAGATACAAAGTGTACATTGATCCATATGCTGCAAATCAATCAGCATCTCAATACTTTGTAATAGGTTATAAAGGTACTTCACCTTATGATGCAGGTATGTTCTATTGTCCATACGTGCCTCTACAAATGGTTAGAGCAGTTGGTCAGGACACTTTCCAACCGAAAATTGGTTTCAAAACAAGATATGGAATCCAAGCTAATCCTTTTGCTGAAATCGGAGCAAGTGGAGCTAACGCCTCAATTGATGGCGCTGGTGCTGCTAACTCTAACAGATACTACAGAAGAGTCAAAGTAACAAACTTAATGTAATATCAATCAGTAATGATTTTAAAAAGGCGGGGCCTAAAAACCTCGCCTTTTTTATTTGTATAAATAAAAGTATGAAAAATATTTACATTCAATACGCTTGGATATTCACCCTAGGAGCTGTTATTTTACTTGTTGGATTGCTAACTTTTAATAAAAAAGAAGATAAATTAGAATACATTTTAAAAGAAGTTGAAAAAATACAAGAAGAACAAAAAGCACTTACCAAGAGAGAAAAAGAATTGAAAGAATTATCCACACAAAAAGAGTGGGAAGAAGTAGATAAATAGTATTATGACTGTTACAAACTCATTTAGTAGGCAACCAACAAAGATTGATTATGCTAGTCCTACTCAATTTAAATTTGGTATAATTAAATTACCTAAAGTTGAGTTTTTTGTAACTACAGTTAATCTACCTGGTATCTCTATGGATGCAGTCAATCAATCTACACCTTTAAAAGATATACCTAAACCTGGAACAAAACTTAATTATGAAGATTTAACCATGTCTTTTATAGTAGATGAAGATTTACAAAACTACCAAGAAATACATGGATGGCTAGTTGGATTGGGATTTCCCAAAGAACATGGTCAATTTAAAAACTTAATGGATGCATCATCTGATAGATTTCCAACATCATCAGGTTCAGTAAGTAATGAAATAGGTAAAGTAAAATATGGAGCACAAGGAGACGGTGGTTCATATTCCGATGCAACATTAACAATACTAACAAATAAAAATAACGCTGTAACAGAAGTTAGATTTTCTGACGTATTTCCTGTTTCTTTAAGCGGATTAATTTATGACCAACAAGCGACTGACGTAAACTACTTAACAGCTAGTGTAACTTTCAAGTATAGTTTATATGAGTTTGCAGCAAAAGGGGCGTCAACAACCTCAGTAACTACCACATAATCATTGATTTTTTTGTGATTTTGTGATATAATGGATATATTATGGATTTAGAACAACTACAAGACCAGGCTGAAAAAGACCTGAAAATTAATGATACTGAATTAGATATAGAATCATTAAAAACACCTCAAATTTACAACAAATATTTAAAACACTATACAAAGTACAAACTATTATTAACTCGTGCTGAGAGCGATTATAGAACGCTTAAACGTGAGAAATGGGAGTATTATACTGGTAAGGCCGATCCTACAGTATATGAAGAAAAACCATTTGACTTAAAAATACTAAAAACTGATTTAGACAAATACCTTGACTCTGATATAGATTTACAAAAGGCTATACAAAAAGTTAAGTATTTAGAAACTACAGTAGATTTTTTAGAAAGAACATTAAGACAAATATCAAATCGAACATATACAATCAAAAATGCTATTGAATGGAGAAGGTTTACTAGTGGTGCTATTTAATAATGACCACTACAAGATACATAATCATAGATAAAGTAAACGAAGTCTATATCAAAATAGAAGCAGACGCTGATATTCGTAGAGAGTTAAGTGAATACTTTACGTTTGAAGTACCTGGTTTTAAATTCATGCCACAATTTAGAAATAGAGTGTGGGATGGTAAGATAAGATTGTTTAGTTATGCTAATGGTAAAATATATGCTGGGTTATATCAATATATAAAACAGTGGTGTGAAGACAATAAAGTACAAATTGTTGATGGCACAAAAATAAAAGACATAAAAGTTAATGATGATGATGTAAGTAGATTTATCAAAGCATTAAAAATACCAAACATAGAAGTAAGAGATTATCAACGAGAGGCTTTTGTTCACTCTATACAAAAGAGTAGGTGTTTATTATTATCTCCTACAGCTTCAGGTAAATCATTAATCATATACTTAATGTTAATATACAATTTGTTAAGATTAAAAGATACCAAACAAGACAAAATATTAATTATTGTACCAACAACTTCTTTAGTAGAACAGTTGTTCAAAGATTTCACCGATTACGGTTATAACAGTGAAAGAAATGTACATAGGATATATTCTGGCCATGAAAAAGAAACAAACAAAAGAGTTATAATATCTACTTGGCAGTCAATATATAATTTACCCAAAACATGGTTTCAACAATTTGGTATGATTATTGGTGATGAGGCACATTTATTTAAAGCAGTTTCTTTAAGTAAGATTATGACAAAACTAGAGCAATGTAAATATCGAGTTGGCCTTACTGGAACACTAGATGGAACAAAAACTCATAAGTTAGTTTTGGAAGGTTTATTTGGTGTTGTTAATAAAGTAGTATCTACAAGTGAATTACAAGAAAAAAAACAACTAGCCGATTTAAAAATTATATGTTTAATATTACAGCACGATAAGGTTGCTCGTGATTTTTTAAAAGACAAAAGTTACCAAGATGAAATGACCTACCTCGTTTCAAATACTAAAAGAAATAAATATATAAGAAATCTTTGTCTATCTTTACAAGGTAATACATTATGTTTATTTCAATATGTTGAAAAGCATGGCGAAATACTTAAACAGCTAATCGAAGAAAAGGCAAAAGACAAGCAAGTGTTTTTTGTTCACGGAGGAGTAGAGGCCGATGAAAGAGAAAAGATTAGGGAAATTACTGAAAAGTCGGATAACGCTATCATCATTGCTAGTTATGGTACTTTTTCTACTGGTATTAATATTAGGAACTTACACAATATTATTTTTGCTAGTCCTTCAAAATCTAGGATTAGGAATTTACAATCTATTGGCCGTGGTCTTCGGTTGAAAGATAATAATTCAGCAGCTACGTTATATGATATTGCTGATGATTTAACACATAACGATAAAGAGAATTATACATTAGCGCACTTTAGAGAACGAATAAATATATACAGCGAAGAAGAATTTAATTATGAAATCCATAACGTGGAGTTAAACAATGGCAGATGAGACAGTACGAGTAATTAAGTTAATTAATGGAGATGATATTGTATGTTCTTTTGCAGAGCCATCATTACCAAATAAATCTCCTTTATTAAGATTAAATAAACCACTACAAATAAAATACGTTTCACACTTTACACCTCAAGGTTTAAAAGATTATATTGCTTTAATAAAGTGGGCAGCTTATACATCTGATACAGTTGTATCTATTCCAAAAGATAAAATTGTTACGATAACAAATGCTACTAATGAAATGAAAAAAAGTTATGAAAAAATTGCTGTCAATTATTTAAATTTAGACGTGCCACGGAAAGATAACCAATATAAACAAGAGATGCTCTCCGATGATGAAAATGAAGACTTTAACCAACTTTGGGATGACTTTAGAGATACCAAGAAGACTTACCACTAGAAGGCTCGACATAGCCTATTGTACACCCGAAGTCGAAAAAAGTCAATGCATTTTGAATTGATGCTCAAGCATTGACAATTTTTAGGTTTTATAGTATTATAAGATTATGACAAAAAATACAAAGAAAGAACATTACGTTAACAATAAAGACTTTCTAGCTGCGATGACTGAATATCGTAATTTATGTAATAAAGCGAAGAAAGATAAAAAAGATAAACCTCTTGTCACAGATTATATTGGTGAGTGTTTTTTAAAGATTGCTAACCACTTATCTTATAGACCTAATTTTATTAATTACACATTTAGAGATGATATGATCTCTGATGGTATTGAAAACTGTTTACAATATTTGGATAATTTTGATCCATCTAAATCTAAAAACCCTTTTGCATACTTTACACAAATAATATATTACGCCTTTATAAGAAGAATACAAAAAGAAAAAAAACAAGTAATTATAAAACATAAGATATTGACGGATTCAAATTTTGATGATTTGACTTTACAACCTGGTGACGATAGAGAATTTAAGAATCAATTTACAGAGTTTCTTAAAAGAAATACCGTTGTAGAAGAACCTGTATCAAAAAAACCTAAAAAAAGAAAACAAAGAAAAGGTAAGTTAGATTACTTTATTGATTAATTATGAATGTTAAAAAAATTATAGTAGTCGGAGGAGGCTCCTCTGGCTGGATGACTGCTTCAGCTTTAATCAAAGCTCATCCAAATTTAGATATATCAGTTTTAGAATCACCTGATGCTCCTATCATAGGAGTTGGTGAAAGTTTATTACCACAATTTAATGCTTTTAGAGAATATCTAGGTATAAAAGATGAAGACTTTATGAAAGATATTGGAGCTACTTTTAAACTAGCTATTCGTTTTGAAGATTTCTACAAAAAAGGTGATGGTGGTTTTTATTATCCTTTTGGTGTTCCTAATATTAATTCATATAAAAATGGTAAAATGACTTGGCACGTAAAGAAAATGATTAATCCAGAAACACCTAATCAAAATTATGTAGAATCATTATTTCCCTTTATGCAAATGTTAAAACATAATAGATTTGATGACAATAGCCAAAATGATATACCTAACTATAATTATAAAAGTGATGTTTCTTATCATATTGATGCAGTAAAATTTGGACTATGGCTAAAAGAGCACTATTGTTTACCAAATGGTGTAAAACATATATCTGAACATATAGAAACTATTGAACAAGATGAAAATGGTATTACTTCACTAAACAATAAACATAAAGCTGACCTTTATATAGATTGTACAGGCTTTAAATCTCTATTATTAGGCGAAGCTTTAAAAGAACCATTTGAAAAATATGATGATATATTATTTAATGATGCTGCTTGGGCAACACAAATACCATATACTGATAAAGAAAATCAATTAGTACCTTGGACAAATTGTACAGCGTTAGGAAATGGTTGGGTTTGGAATGTTCCTGTGTGGGAAAGAATGGGAACAGGTTATGTACACTCTACTAAATTTATTTCCAAAGAAGATGCATTAAAAGAATTTAAAGAACACTTACAAAAAACAGGTGTAAAAGATATTGATAGTTTGAATTTTAGATATATTCCTATGAGAGTGGGTATGCATAAAAGAACATTTGTTAAAAATGTTTGTACTATTGGTTTATCTAATTCTTTTATTGAACCACTAGAATCAACAGGCTTACTTACTACACACGATTTTATTTTTATGTTATTAAGAGTATTAAAAAGAAGTGATAATGATATAGTTATTAGTCAATTTGATAGAGATAATTTTACGTTAATATGTAAACATATTTTTAGAAATGCAGCGGAGTTTGTATCTTTACATTACTCATTATCACATAGAGATGATACTCCATATTGGAGAGCAATATTAAATCATAACTGGTCAGATGCTATGGTAGATAATAAACCTGTATCAGCTCAAGGTTTTAAATATGCTGCTATGGGTAGATACCAAAAAAATCATTTTGATGATGTTGGTGGAATACACTGTTTAAGTGCTGGAATGAATTATCATATGGTAGATGAAATATCAGAAATACATTACTGGCATGACAAAAATATTATAGAACAACTTAAAAAAGAATATGAATCATCCATAATCAAAATGGATAGAGATAGAGAAAGAAACGAAAGAATTGCACTAACTAAAGAAAAATACATTGACTTTATAAAACGAAAAATATATGATAGATAATATAGTTGTAGTCGGTGGAGGTACTTCTGGCTGGTTAAGTGTATGTAATTTACTTTTTAGAATACACGAATCTAAAAATATTAATATAACTGTTATTGAATCACCAGATGTTCCTATAATTGGTGTAGGTGAATCAACAACAGGAAAGATGTATGATATTATAAACTTCTATGACCACTTAAAATGTGAAAAAGAATTTTTAAAAGAAACTGGCGCAACTTACAAATATGGTATTAGACATATTGATTGGTTCAAAGAAAACGATTCTTTTTTAAGTCCTATAGGTTCTGACTTTGAAAATGATACAACATATCCATCGAAAGATTATGATTATTTTAGAACATACCACGTTGCTGAAAACAAAAAATATGAAGCACCTATACAAAATAAAATGATGTTACAAGACAAACTATATCCTATGGGTGAGCATAACTATGATGTCACTTATCATATAGACGCATACAAGACAGGTGAATTTTTAAGAAAAAAATGTCTAGCCACAGGAAGAGTAAAAAGAATTGAAACAACAATACAAGATGTAAAATTAAATGATTTGGGTGGAGTTAAAAGTGTAGATTTAAGTAATGGTGGAAGTATAGATGGTGATTTGTTTATTGATTGCACAGGATGGGCTAAAGTATTAATTAATAAAGTAGGTGCTAAGTTTAAATCATATAGAGATAATTTACTTGTCAATAAAGCGATTGTATTTCCAAGACCTACAAAAGAAAATGAAGTAATTAAAAATCATACAAAGGCAACAGCAAGAAAATATGGCTGGACTTTTGACTTACCTTTACAACACAAAGTAGGAAGAGGATATGTATTTAATGGTGAAATGTTAAGTGTTGATGATGCTAGAAAAGAAATGAATGATGCTTATAATGAAGAAATAGAAGTAAAAAAAGTTTTAGATTTTGATAGTGGTCGTTTAGATAAAATGTGGATACAAAATGTTATAGCTGTAGGTTTGAGTGCACAATTTTTAGAACCATTGGAAGCCACGGCAATACATACTACAATATCTCAATTTACACACTTTATGGAAAATTATTTTAAAGATGATTTAAATTTATATGACCAAAATCTACAAAAACAATACAATGATTATATGGCTGGTTATGTAGATGATATGAGAGATTTTATTACCTTTCATTATATTACACCTAGAAAAGATACAGAATTTTGGATTGAATCATCAAATCCTAAAAGATGGTCAGATGAATTAAAAACGAAAATGTCTATATGGAAAAACAGAATGCCAAGACAAATAGATTATTCACACAAAGGAGTGTGGTATGGTATAGGTAATTCACTATGGTTACAAGTTGGTATGGGTATGAATATATTTGACAAACAGGTAGCTAAAAAAGAACTAAATTATTATAATCTTTATGATAAAGCAAAAAAAGATTATGATTTAATAAACGAAAGAGCGACTGCTGTAGTTTCTAACTTTCCAACAACAAATGAGGTATATAACTCTTTATGAAAATAGCATTACTTAACGATACACATTTTGGGGTAAGAAACGATAGTCAAGCATTTAGAAACTATCAATTAAGATTTTACAATGAAATATTTTTTCCATATCTAAAAGAAAACAATATTAAAACACTTGTACATTTAGGTGATGTTGTTGATAGAAGAAAGTTTATTAACTTTCAAACTGCCTCTGTTTTTAAAAAACATTTTTGGGATAGATTATACAAAGAAAAAATAGACACACATATAATTATAGGTAACCATGATACGTATTATAAAAATACAAATGAAGTAAATGCTATAGAAAATTTGTACACTAGTTTTGATGGAGTTAATGAACCCTTTATATATACAGGACCAAAAGAAGTTGAACTAGGTGGTTGTAACATATTATTTTTACCTTGGATGTGTGATGATAATATTGAAGAAAGCATCCACGCATTAGACAGCGCAACTGCTAGTGTTGTTATGGGACACCTAGAAATAAAAGGTTTTGAGATGCAAAAGGGTATGATAAATGACCAAGGTTTAGAAAAGAATCAATTTAAAAGATTTGAAAAAGTTATCAGTGGCCACTTTCATAAAAAATCAGATGATGGTCAGATATATTATTGTGGTGCTCAATATGAAATGACTTGGTCAGATTATAAAGACCCAAAAGGATTTCATATTTTTGATACAGAAACTAGAGAGTTAACAAGAGTATCTAATCCATTAAGAATACATAAAAAACTAATCTATAATGATAAAGAAACTAACTATTCAAATATGGACCTTTCACAATTTGAAGATAGTTTTGTAAAAATATTTGTTGTAAATAAAACTGATGATAATATGTTTAATAATCTATTAGACAATATGCACAATAAGATAAACACACACGAAATAAATGTTATTGAAGATTTAAACTCTGATGTAACAGCAAGTGTAAGAGAAGATATACTAGATCAAGGTGAAGACACACTTACGTTTTTAGGTAATTACATAGATCAAGCAGATACTGATTTAGATAAACAAAAACTAAAAAGTGTAATAAAAGAAATATTTGTTGAGGCAAGCGAAAGATGATTATATTTAAAAAACTACGTTGGAAAAACTTTTTAGCCACTGGTAATAATTATATAGAAGTAGAATTAAACAAATCACAAACAACACTAATAATTGGTCCAAATGGTTCTGGTAAATCTACATTACTAGATGCTTTATGTTTTGCTCTATTCAATAGACCATTTAGATTGATAAAGAAAGAACAAATTATAAACACAATAAACACAGCAGATTGTTTAGTAGAATTAGAATTTACTATAGGTAGAAAAGAATATAAAATTATTAGAGGTATTAAACCGACTATTTTTCAAATATATTGTGACGGCACTTTACTTAACCAAGAAGCTTCAACTGTTGATTACCAAAATATATTAGAAGATCAAATACTAAAATTAAATTATAGAGCTTTCAAACAAGTTATTATACTAGGTTCGTCAGCATATCAACCATTCATGCAGATGAGACCTAGACATAGACGTGAGGTTGTAGAAGAAATATTAGATATTAGAGTTTTAACTCACATGGATATATTGTTAAGAAATCAACAAACAGATTTAACAAATAAAATAACTGAAGTAAAACATCAATGTGATTTAATTGAGTCAAAGTATGAGCTAGAAAACAAACACTATATAGAACTTAAAAATAGAAGTACAGAAGACCTTGATGTAAAAAGAAATTCATTGGATAAGATAAAAGAAGATAAAAAGAAATATTTAGAAGACGTACAAAAACTAGATAATGAATATAAGTCATTGGAAGATGATACAAAAGATAAACAAAAAGTAGAAAAGAAACTAAAAGATTTAGAAAAAATAGAAACTAAAATTGAAACGAATCTTAAATCACATCAAAAGAATTTAAAGTTTTTTGAAGATAATGATTCGTGTCCTACTTGTACTCAACAAATAGAGCCAGAGGTTAGAACAGAGAAGACAGAATACGAAAAAGGTAAGATTACTACGTTAAATCAAGGAATGAAACAATTAGTAGAAGAAATAACAAAAACCGAGAATAGACTAAATGACCTTGACAAAATATCAAAAAGGATGTATGATATACAGATAGATATGTCAAAAATAACTACATCTGTTGATGAATTAAAAAAATACTCTGATAATCTACATAATGAAATTGTAACACTTGAAAGTAAAGATAGTGATACAAAAGATATAGAAGAACAATTACGAAAGTTTAAAGCAGAACTAGAACAAACTAAAACTGATTTAGATAAAATAATTGAAGAAAAAAAATATACTGATGTAATTAGAGAAATATTATCGGATAAAGGTGCTAAAGCTAAAATTATTAAAAAGTATCTTCCGATAATGAATACTTTGATAAATCAATATTTACAACAAATGGATTTCTTTGTTTCTTTTCATTTAGACGAAGAATTTAAAGAGACAGTAAAAAGTAGATTTAGAGATACGTTTGATTATAATAGTTTTAGTGAAGGTGAAAAAATGAGAATAGATTTGGCATTAGTATTTACATGGAGAGCTATTGCCAAGATGAAAAATAGTACAAATACAAACTTAATGATACTAGATGAAATATTTGATAGTAGTTTAGATGGTCAAGGTACAGATGACTTCTTTAAAATTGTTAAGGGTATGACAAAAGAAAATATCTTTATTATATCACACAAAGGAGATATACTATTTGATAAATTTACAAATATAATTAAATTTGAGAAAGAACACAATTTTACGAGGTTACAAAATGTCTAAAGAAGAATATAAATTAATACCACCAACTGATCCTAGAGTGCAATCAGCAATAGCACCTTTTACAGATGATATGTTAAAAGAATATGGTTTTAAAGATAGAAAAGAATTATCAGATAAACTATTTGAAACAATGTTTAAATTTGGTGGCATCGGATTATCAGCAAATCAAATAGGTTTACCCTTTAATGTTTTTGTTATGGGTGGTCATCCTGAATTAGAAAAAGGAATAAAAGTTACTTGTTTTAATCCTGTCATTGTACAAAGTAGTGAAGAAACGGTTGTAATGAAAGAAGGTTGTTTAACTTTTCCATTTGTATTCTTATCTTTGACAAGACCTCGTAAAGTTACAGTAAAATACGAAGATGAAAATGGTGATTTAAAAGAAGCATATTTTGATGGTATGATGAGTAGAATCTTTCAACATGAACATGACCATATGTTAGGAAAAGTATTTGTTGATGGTGTATCAAAAATGAAATTAGATAGAGCTTATAAGAAAGCAGAAAAAGAAATAGATAGAATGAAAAAATATCAAAAGGCTCTTAAAACTTCAAAGAAAAAGTAACACTAATATGAGCAAATACAAACCATATAATTTAAAAGATGTTATAGACAATTCAAACAAAGAATTGTTTACAGTCATTTCTACCTTTGCTGGTGGTGGTGGTTCATCAACTGGTTATAGATTGGCTGGTGGTAAAATATTATGTGTAAATGAATTTGTAGAGGCAGCAGTAGAAACATATAAATCAAACTATCCAAACACACCCGTATTACCAGATGATATAAAAAAACTAAAAGGTGAAGACTTCTTAAATCTTGCTGGTATTAAAAAGGGTGAGTTAGATATATTAGATGGCAGTCCACCATGTTCAGCGTTTAGTATAGCAGGTAAAAGAGAAAAAGGTTGGGACCAAACAAAGACTTATTCGGATGGTAAAAAAGTAGAGAATATAGAAGACTTGTTTTTTGAGTTTACTAGAATTACAGCAGATATAATGCCAAAGGTTGTTATTGGTGAAAACGTTGCTGGTATAACTATGGGTGAAGCTGCGGAATATAGAAATAGAATTATAAACGAATTTGATAAACTTGGTTATGAAACTGTATATAAAGTAATGAGTGCCGCTGACTTTGAAACACCACAAGATAGAAAAAGATGTTTCTTTGTAGCAATAAGACATGATATTATGGAGAAGGCAGGTCTTAACTTTATGACTTTAGAAAATGAGATATATCCAGAGCCAGTTACACCTAAACATATAGGGGTAAAAGAAGCCATAGAAGATTGTATAAATGACCCAGAACAAGAAAAAGAATTATTTGATTATGTACAAAACGGCTTTCAAAAGAAGTGGATAGAACTATTAGAGTTTAATCCAAAGAAACATAGAAAACCTAGTGATCCAGACTTTATAGATATAAACCCTAAAAGATCAATGTTTAATATGATAAGACCAGCGCCACATTTACCTTGTCCAACACTTACACAAAGAGGACAACAAATGAGTGTATCTGGTGTCTTTCATTATGCAAAGAATCGTAAGTTTACTATACCAGAGTTAAAAAGACTTATGGGATTACCTGAAGATTATAGATTAGAAGGCAAGTTTGATAAACAAGCTGAGAGAATCGGTCGTATGGTTGCGCCACTAATGATGAAGAATCTAGCGTCAAATATATACGAAAAAGTGATAAAAAGAACAAAGTAAGAACATTTATATTAAATAAGCATTGATTTTATTAGCCAAATTAAACCTTGACATTTATAAGGTTCCTGATATTATGGCTACATGACTAAATTAAACTTTACTACTAAAAGCCAACTGGCTAAATTACTCGCTACAGAAAATATTATTGTAGAAC